TCCATGGCCGCTGGTTTTTTGTTGGCGAGAATAGCCACAGTCTTAACTTCATTGAATAGTGTATAGTGTAGAATATACGCAGCCACAACCTGAGTCTTTCCCGACTGACGAGGCTGCATGGAGATTACTCTATTCTTATCATGCATCGTATTGATAAAATTTATCTGATACGAGAATAATTCAAAAGGGATCAATCCCTTATCAAGTGAAACGATCTTACAGTATGTCTTGATAAAGTATACCGGATCATTTTTACATTTAACATATTCCTTTAATTGTTCTTCCGTATAGTTTACGGGAACGCCAATGGCTTTAAGGTTTATGTTAGAGTTATAGATTTTTGCCACTAGATGTTCTCATCCCAGTTTTCATTTATAACCGAAGTCGTAGGATTTCCCTGAGCAAAGTAATTCGCCTGTGATGTATTGATATTTACCGTTTCGATAATACCAGATTCTGATACAGGACCAAACAGGCTAGTCTTCATTGTGAATGACAGCGTATAAGTTACAAACCGTCTTGTCTGGAAATCACCATCATACTCATCCTGAACGTTCACACTATTCAAAATCACCGGAACGTCAATAAACGTTTGTGTCTCTGGAATAACTTTCACAGACATGTTATAGTCAGGCGTAAAGAAAGGTAGAATTTGTTCAACGATCTGTAACCCGTCTTCCTGAGTCTTTGTCAATACATACAAAGAAACATCAAGGTTATATGGGATTGCCGTATGAACGCTGGTCATCTGATCTTGTGCGTTATAGCAGGTAATCTTATTCATGCGATTCAATTTTCTTGAAGCGTCATAAGACATACCCGTTATCTCAAAGGACATTCTTGGTAAGGTAGTATATGTGTGATTGTTGAGATCTGGATCTTGATCAATACGCACCACCCACTTTTCCTTCGGTGCATACGCAATAGGAATAGCGATAGTCTGTAGGGTCGTAGCATCAAGTTTACGTTCAATGCTAATGTTACTGAATAGATTACCAAATGTAACGATTGATTTACGAATTGACCCATGATAAAATGGTGTGTTAAACATTATACATCACCAAACGGGTTGTTAGCATTAAATACGACTCCAACTTTTTCTTCTTTAAACTTATTGTTATCGCCGAATGATTCTGGTTCGTCAACATCCGGTTGTTTAGTTGTATCAAAGGTTTTGAGGGTTTCAAAAACATCAATCTCTGGTACGCCAGTGGTGATACGTTCCGAGGCGTATTGGAATAATTCTATATTGAGCTTGTACACATACAACTTACCCAATTGATAGAATGGGTCTTGATGCTGTACGAATTTAATCTCAAACATGCCACCACTCAAGGGGAAGTATAACAGATCACCCTCGCAGGGGCGATTCGGTAATTGAGCCTGACCAAACCTTCCGACAAGTTGTTCCCAACGCCTTCGGGCTAAAGTAAGTGTGGCGGATTGTTCCATCATCAAACCAAACTTTTGAATGAACGCACCCTGACCCTCAAACCCATCAACCGTTTCAAGGTACATCTCGATTGGGTAAGCAGTCTTGAATTCAGACAGACGATCTTCCCCTAGAATTTCATCCTTGGCGATAAGGGTTCTAGGAATATAATAGAAGTCCTGTCCCCAGATAGAAATTGATTCAATAATCAAATCTTCCAATAGGAACTGTTCGTTCTTTGAACCCTGACCGAAGTAAATGTTTCTGGCCATGATTAACCAGTAAAGAACTGAAGTGGAGCAGATTTATTCATCAGCTCATCTTGAAGATCTTTAATCTCTCCAATGGCTTCATCATACAATTTATCGCCATCAATAGTAACTCCACCAGGAAGTTGCATGCCAGAGAATTTCTTTAGGTTAGTTGCCCAGCTTCTTTTGAATAACGCCGTTGTGTAATGTTTCAACCAAGGCTCATTCCAAAGTTTAGTAAACTCAGTAGGATCCATGGCGCGATAACATTCAACCAAGATGTATTGATTAGGATGTACGTCAGAATACCAATTGATATCGAGATACAATCTATCCTGAAGTCTATTGAATCGGTAAAGAATGTGTCCGTTCAGAATTAAATCCAGTGTGGACAAGTGCTGCATAACCGTCGTGAAGTAAATAATACTTGTAGAAGATAAGTCATACAAGTCATTAAGACGTAATTGATACTGTAAATCGAAAATTGATTTCGATGAAGTTGCGCCAGCACTGATTGGATAAACCTTAGTCACACCATAAACTAGAGGTGACATGGGAATATATTTGTTATCAATATCGGCTTGAGTTATCATGTGCTTCAGATAAATCTTTTCGATACCGTCGTAATGATATAGACGCCAGTAATCCAACGCCTCATCAAGACGGTCTTCCAACTGTTGATCGTCAACGTTGATTTCTACAACTGGTGCTCCAAGATCTCTAAGACAATATTGCTTGAGGTCTTCCCTAGAATACGTTGCCATTTAATTCCCTTTAAGCAGTGTATGTATGTGTGCCAACTGCGATCCATTTAATGACGGTATTGCTGCCGTTTGTTGACGTTGTATATGTAGTTCCTGCTGTACCACTTAATGTGGCTGTAGTATAATTTGTGGTGGGTACGCTTAGAATTACAACACCTGAACCACCAGAACTACTGCCCGAGGTATAATTTCCAGCACCACCTCCACCACCGCCAGTATTTGCAGTTCCATTAGTGCCTGCTCCAGAGGTACTTCCTGCTCCACCGCCACCAGTACCACCTGTTCCAGCGGCACCAGAGAAAGCACCACCGCCTCCGCCGCCACCATAAACAACGGCAGTTCCGGTAATACTATTTGTTAATCCAGCGCCGCCATTTCCACCAATAGTCTGAGAAGTTCCTGTAGTTCCTACAGCTGAGGCACCGCCACCACCACCCGATCCACCAGTACCATCATTTCCCCCGTTAAAGCCTTGACCGGAAATTCCTAGTCCTGTTGGAACGCCTTGATTATATGAATATGATTGTCCACCGCCCGATCCACCCGCAGTACCATAAGCAGTTGCTGGAGCATTAGAACTACCAGCACCACCACCACCAAGTACAGTTAACCCATTACTTCCAGTCGGGTAGAAGCTACTGCTGCCTCCACTATTTCCTTTGACGGTATATGTTGTTATAGCTGTGGCACCAGCACCAACTGTAATATTATAAACAGTTCCGACAACAAGCGTATAGATCGCTACATAATATACACCGCCACCACCGCCACCGCCACCACCATACCCACCGCCTCCCCCACCACCAGCAACTAATAATATTGATGCCGTGTAAGCTGAACTGCCACCAGAGGCTGTTCCAAATTTCTTTACTGCTCCTCCAGAAGTCTTAGTGAAAAGAAATCCATTTGTAGAATCGACCGCAAGTTCTCCTACGGTTAAACTCCCAGCTGAAGGATTTCCTGTTCCGCGCTTCAGTAAAATTTTAGATGCCATTAAACTGTTACCACCTGACAATTTGCTTCTGTGAACGTGACGACAGTCGCTCCATCACTTTTCAGAAATGAAATAGTACCTTCAAGGGTATTGATAATTATTTGACCCTGCGTGGCGAAGTCACCAGCAACAGGATTACCTGCTGTGGTTTTTCTTTTGTGGAGTATTGTTGTTGCCATAGTAAATCCTCAATTTTATTACCAAGCCTTACAAGACCAATAGTTTGCTTTATCTTTAGGACCTGGATTATCATCACAGTGCATGCGCGCTCTAAATGATTTTCTACGGGCAGGAATATCTTTCTTGATAGTCATATTCTTATCGCCGAAATTCACTTTCGTTGCTTTACCATCACCGTCTAAGTCAACGTATACTTTAGATTTCTTTACGTCACCCTTCATTGGTTTATTTAGTTTCACTTCCTTGCCCTGATACTCGGCTTCGTCGATTGTTTCTTCTTTAACGCAAGAGCCTTTGGAACATGGTTTTGTTCCAGGGACTCTCTTGTAATTTTTCCAACAATCGCAACCAGATAAAGATTTTTCTTCTAGATAGTCTTTAAACGATAACATTAGTAAGTGCCTCCATCCAACGTATCAGTCCACACTGGGTTATTACTTACGTCTGTAGTCAAGATAGAATAACTTGTTGTTGCGGCGTTTGATCCGTTTGCAGCTACTGCTGTAGTTACTGCAGATGTACCGTTACCAATAACAACGCCCTTAGCTGCAAGAGTTGTTGCGCCAGTTCCGCCATACCCAACAGTGATCGCAGTTGCGTTCCAAGTACCAGCAGTAAGAGTACCAACACCAGTAATTCCGGTTGCAGTTAATGCAACCCAACTTGGTGCACCAGCAGCGTTCATCGTCAATAACGAAGTTGCCGCAGGTTTACCTAACTGAAGTAATGTGTTAGTGGCTGAGGCATAAATCAAATCACCAACAGTGTACGATGTTAATCCAGTACCACCGAATCCAGTGGCTAAAGTACCACTCAGTGAAACCGCACCGCTTGTGGCAGTTGATGGTAACAATCCAGTTGATCCACCAGAGAACGTAGTTACAACACCCGATAAAGATTGCCAAGTCGGAGCAGACGCCCCGTTAGACACTAAGTATTGTCCCGAGGTTCCGGCAGCGGTATACGCATGAGCAGTTCCAGTACCGTAACCAATTCCACCAGATGTTGCCGTTGCGTTACTATTTGTACCGCCCTGAGCGATGGCGAGAATACCGGAAGTAACCTGAGATGCTGAAATCGCAATCGCGGTTGATGCAGCCAACGTAAGTTGACCCTGAGAGTTAACGGTGAATGTTGCCACACTCGAAGCAGAACCATATGCCGCAGCAGCAACAGCGGTATTCGTAAGACTGAATGTTGAACCAGTTAAAGTTAAACCCGTTCCGGCGAGGTAAGTACCAGCACCTGAGAACTGAGAGAACGTTATTGGTGTTGTTCCAATAGTTACAGATTTAGTAGTCTGAACCCAACCAGTGTTAGCTAGAGTGGTTCCGGCTGTAACGAATACGAAATCACCACCGCCGATTTCTGCCGTGGTATCAAAGTCTGATGTTCTAGTTAATATTGTTCTCGCTGCATTGGCTGTGTATATACCGTTATGAGCAGTATTTGCTTGGTTCTTAACTAAAATTCGTTCGTCAGCGACAACCGTGTATGAAGAATCTAATTGAGCCAACGCAACAGACAAAGTTA